AGATTGCTGATGGAGCATTGCCGTTCTCCTGGTGGGATTTCTCAACAGGAGATTGGGTGCAGGCGCGCATCACCGTAAGCGATACCCAGCAGGATGCCGATGATCAGAACAAGTACACGGCGAATGTCGAGATCGAGGTGCTGCCATGAACCATGCGAGCAGGAAAGAGGTCTTTGCTCCGGCAAGTTCGAAGGTCTACCCGATGATTTGTCAGATCACCGGGGAAGGGTTTGCATATCGGATCATCCAGGACAATGTTGATCATGTCATCGGAGGTGAGACGTTCTATGGGACTGATTTCAGCTACAATCCCCCGAACCCAAATGCCGATGATTCCACATCGCAGATCAGTATTGACGATACGGACCGCAAGCTCATCTCTCTGATCGCATCCTTTTCCGGAGACATCACGGTGACCTTCGGGATCATCGACGAAGACGATCCGACAAGTTATCTTGACGGACCATTCGAACATACCGTAACGAGCAAGTCTTACACTTCAAGCGGAAAGATCACGCTCAAGCTTTCGGCGTTGTCACGTCTTGGTTACACAGCCAGTAGATACAGCTACAGCTCCAGCGAGTTCCCTGGCCTCATTGGATGATGGAAGACTATTTCTCGATACCTTACAAGAAGGGAGGGCGTGATCGCTCCGGATGTGACTGCTGGGGATTTACGCGCTTAGTGATTCAGAAAGAGACAGGCAAGGAGATTCCGCTCTACACAGACGCAGATTCCCATGATTTCTCAGTTGTTGAAACCCCATTCAAAAAGCTTTCAACGCCTGTTCAATGGTGCATCGTTCTAATGCATGGTGACGACTCTGGTTTGCATACCGGGGTGTTTGTGGATGGGTCTGTGCTGCACATGACGAAGCGTGGCGTGTGCTGCATCCCCTTGCATAGGATCGATCGGTTCGTAGAAAGTTACTGGCAACCACTCTGATTCCTGTATTCCAACCCCAGCTATCATATGGGGCATGAGAGTCCGAATCATCCGCAATGTATTGAGCGGAGCCTACGAGACAAAAGACATCAACGCACCGACCGTCGGGGATCTGCGCATGGCCATCGGAGGCCATGATGCACAGTTCTTCCGTGAGGGAAAACCGCTCAAGGATTCGGACGAACTCGAAGAAAAGGATTTCATTATCGCCCGATATGTTCCGGAGGCGATGACCACCTTGACGGTCATCGGGATTGTTGTGGGTGTGGCCGCCTTAGTTGTTGGAGGTATCGCACTTGCACAGGCGATGAAAGGTGTGCCTGACATTGGATCAACACAAACCTCACCAAGCCTCCGGGGATCATCAAACACCACCCGCGCCAATTCCCATCTTCCGTTGTTGCTTGGCCACTTCAGGGTATATCCGGATAATGCCGCGCTTGCATACACGCGGTACCAGGACAATCTTCAGTATTTGCGTCAGCTCTTCTGCTTCGGTTACAAGGATGTTGCTGTTGATCTTTCCACACTGAAGATTGACGAGATGTTGTTTTCCTCCTACGAAGGAGCAACGGCAGCGTTGGGTCTGTCGTTGTATCCTGCCCGAGTCATCGAGTCCACGGTGAACGCAAAACTCCGGAACACAGGAACGGCAACGGCACTGACAAGGACCACGGCAAGCAATACCAAAACTTTCCGCGTCGGACTGTCTGCCCCGTCCGGACTGTTCCGCTATGATGATGACAAGCGTGTGGCTGTTTCAATCGGGATCAAGATTGAATGGAAACCCACAAGCGGCGATTCCTGGACGACACTGGCAAACGAAACGCTGTCGCTTGATACGGACGTATGGCGCAAGGAATATTCCGGCACCCCATCTGGGGATGGCGGCAATGGGCAGTATGACGTGCGGGTAACCCGTACCACCACTGAATCGGACAGCGCATATGCCAGTGATTCCGTCTACTGGGATGTACTTCGCTGTGACGTAACGGATTCCAGTGGGGCCACCACCCCGGTACCAACTGCCAGCAGGTATACACTGCTCGGCATTGACCTAAAGGCGACAAACCAGATGAACGGTACGGTCGGATCGCTGAATGCGGAAGCGACGCTTGTCTGCAGGGCATACAGCGGGGATGGAACCGGTCCGGAAGCCTGGACCGTACAAGAGACCAGGAACCCTGCATCCGCCATCCTCTACTTGTTGACGGATCCACTTGCCAACCCACGTCCGCTGACTGACGACCAGATCGTCTGGGCTGACTTCGAGGATTTCTATACCTTTTGCGAAGAGAAAGGTTTTGAATGCAACGCCTGGATATCCAGTGACTACGTCATCTCCGATCTGATCGGGTATATTGCTACATCGAACCTCGGGCAAATCCGTAAAGCCCAAGGGAAAATCGGCATATTGATCGACAGTGCGAAACCAAATGTCACACAGCTTTTCACACCTCGGAATGCGTGGGATTTCACTGAGACGGAAGACTGTGAGGCGTTGACTTCCGTTTTGAAATTGAAGTTCGTTGATGCGGATGCTGGCTATGTCGAGATTGAGCGGTATGTGTCCCTGGACGAGAATGGCGATGCCTTCCTCGATGAAGATACTGATTCGGATGATGACGTCACGGAGGTCACGCTTTTCGGATGCACTGATGCAACCCAGGCGGCGAAGATCGGGAAGATCCGGTTGCTTGAGTTGCAACGTCGTCGCAGAACGTTCACATGGTCCTGTGATATCGAGGGGCTGCTTTGTGCCGAAGGTGATGTCGTGTTGCTTGAGCATGACAGCTTCCTCATTGGTGTCGGTGAAGGACGAGTCAAACGCATCATCAAGCACGAAGGGCTGGTCTCCTCTCTCATCCTGGATGCAGCAATACCGATGGCATCCGGGGTGACATATGGCTGCACGATTCGATCTGTTGACAATTTCACGGAATCGGTTGGAATCGTGACGAACCCCGGGATGCAGGACAAGCTGGACTTGTTGACCCCCTCCACTCTTGATGTCGATGAAGGGGATATCGTCGCCGTCGGCCCGCTGGGCAAGGAGACGATCAAGGTCATCATTACCGCAATCGAACGCGACAACGATCTCTCCTGCAAGATCACGGCGGTCGACTATTGCCCGGAAATCTACGCAGATGGAGAAATCCCCGAGTTTGACCCTGGACTCACCGTGTTGCCCCAAGGAGATTCAGTGGGTGCTGGAATCGTCGTGCCCAAAGACACTACCGTAAGAACACCAGGCAAGACCCGTTCTTCGTATCTGGGCCCGCTCTCCGAAGTTCCGGCAAGTTCCTATGAAGGGGACACGTTCCTGTATATTGGTGCCACTACAGGCAGTTACACCCAGTACCACTATTACGTTTATACTAGCGGTTCCTGGGTAGAGACCACGGATGCCGATACCGTAATGAAGGGGCATGCGGATGCGCTCAAGATTGCAAAGCAAAGCGGGACGCTGATCTTCGCCGCCAAGGCGTATTATGACTACCTGTACGTATCCCATCTCATTGTCGGGCCTGGCACAGGAGTAGCAGGATCAGGATTCCGTTTCCGGGCATCCTCAGATGTTGATGACGGTAATTCAGTTTTTGACATGATGTATGGAGACAAGGTAATCTTCAAAGTGGCCCCAAGTACAGGAAAAGTGTTCCTTGGACAACCAAATAGTGAAGGTACTGCGCCAGAAAGTGGATTCATGTATGATCCCAGCTCAGACACTTTAAAGTCAAAGAATGATAAGACAGTTATTAATGCGGACGGAACTCTTCACGCCACTGATTTGTACGCTTCCGGAGACTTCCTCGCAAACGATACACCATTTAGACCAATTGCTGCGTGCAATTTTGGTTATAGCAACTCAACATTAACAACAATATCAAAGAAAAATGTTGCAAGCATTTCAAGAACAGCAGAGGGGAATTATCATGTAGCGCTACAGAATCCCGTAAAAGTGAAAATGCATACTTCAGGAGACTATCATTATATTGATGTTTTTGTAGTTGCGAATTCAGCGGACACATGGGTTAACGGCTTTACAAATCCTATTCTATGCCAACCTAACTGGCTAAGGAACTATATAGATGGGAGGCTGTCAACCGATGGGAATTATGCTATACTTTCATATGTCGACTTGTATTTTATTGATAACGATAGTGATAATCTTACAGACCCATGGACAACCCAGGTCTTCTTATTTGCAACGGAGACTTTGTCATGAAAAAGAAAAATGTATTGGTTCCTTTTCTTTTCGTTTTTCTGCTTGTATCTTGTACAACAGAACTTACTTTGACAACATTCCCTGCATCTCCACAAATCAGAGAGGACGCCGCTGACATTTCCTTTGAATATCTTGGCATGAGCTACCACTGGGGTGGCCAGAGTTGCTGGTGGGAGGAAGGCGGTACGGTGGACTGCTCCGGTTTCGTGATCAACGTTTATAAGGAAGCGTGTGCACGTTATAACAAGCAGCTGCTCTTTGATGATACGACAGCAGTAATGCTGCATGACCGATATACCGTGGCAATTAATACCCCAGAAATAGGAGACTTGATTTTCATGGGTGAAGAAAATGAGCCAATATCTCATGTAGCCTTGTTTCTTCGTTCCGATGAAACGTCTATCTTTTTCATCGATGCTTATTCTGTAGATGGCGTTGTTGAGGAGCGGAATTATGAATGGTCCAATCCCAAAATAAAAGGCTTTGGGAGAATGTTAATAATCT